GCTGCCCAGCAGGGGCGCCGCCGGGGGCGTCCCTCCTTCGTCGGCGGGCAGGCCGTAGAGACCGCTTTCCGGCCGGGGGGCCATGCCGCCTTCGTCAAAGATCGGTTCAGTTTCGGGCATCATCTTCCTCCTGTGTCAGAAAAAGTCGGGGCAGGTGGGAGGGATCGGCCTCCTGCAAAAGACGCAGCACGGCCACGCCCACGTGGCGGCGGCCCTCCTCCCAGTAGATCTGTCCGGCCGGGGTCTCCGGGCCCGGACAGGCGGCGGTGAAGCAGAGCCCGGCCTGCAGCAGCCAGCGCAGCAGGTCGCGTCCTTCCGCCGAGGCCATGAGCCCGTCCACGGCCCGGCACAATCCGGCCCGCCAGCGCTGCCGTGCCGGGGAAATGGGGGCAGTGTTCCCGGCGGGAAAAAGCTGGTCATCGTGCATCATGCTCTCCTCCCGGGGGTGGCATCGTAGCGCCCGGCTGTGGCCGCAGGGCGGGGACGGCTCCGGCGGCCAGGTCGGCCAGCACCTGCAGGACGGAGCTTTTTTCACCTTCCACGGTCAGGCCGCTGTCGGCCAGGGTATGGCCCAGGTCGGCGGCCTTCTGCAGCAGGACCAGCTGCTGTTCCGTCTGCCGCGCCTCCTCGCGTCCGGCCCGCAGCCGGGCCCGTTCCTCGCGGGGGCGGGTCAGGTTCACGGGCAGGCCGAGGCTTTGGGCGTAGTTGTCCAGCAGGTTGTCCACATCCACGCTGTCCAGGGCTTCGGGCCAGGCCGAGGCCGCCTTGAGGGTCAGGGCCAGATACTGGTCCGTGGCGCTGATGCCCACCAGCTTTTGGGCTTGTGCCAGCAGGGAGACGAATTCCACCTTGAGGTGGCGCCCGCTCAGTTCAGGCGGGCAGGGGGGCAGCATGTCCAGGGCCAGCATGAGCCGGAAGGTGCGGTCGATGAGCGGGATCAGCAGCTCGTCGTGCAGGCGTTCCAGCACGGGGCCGATGAGCAGCAGCTTCTCTTCCTCGCGGGCGGCGATCTCGCTGGCCGTGACCTTGCTGCGTCCTTCCAGGATCAGGCGGAACAGATCGTTGTAGAGCCCGGCCCGTATCTGCTGCTGCACGGCTTCCATGGCGGAGCGCGCCTGGGCCAGGTCGGGCTTGACCTGCAGCAGGGGCGTGGCCACGGGCTGGTTCTGACCGGGCAGGCTGTCCACGAAGTTGATGCCGCCGGGCGTCAGGTCGAGCCCCACGGAGCGCAGGCCCGCATGGACGCTCATGGGCGGATCCACGGCCTTGTGGATGGCCTTGAGCGTGGTGATGCCCATCTGCTGCAGCATGCGGCAGTCGGGCAGGGCATCCATGGCGGGCGAGCGGCCATAGACATCGTTGGCCGCCACGTCCCAGCGCGGGCCGAAACCGGGAAAGCCCAGAAAGCCGGATTCCTTCAGGGGCACGACCTGGCCTTCCCGGCCTTCCAGCCAGTAGACCGAGGCCCAGGGCATGTGGCATGGCCCCGCCAGCCGGGGCCGGCGTTCCGTGCGCGGCAGCACGGCATGGATGACCGCATGGCGTTGGTCCGGCGTGCGCCGGGCCGCCAGACGCAGGTTCTCCGGCAGGGCCTCCGGGCCGAAGCTCTGCACCATCTGGCGCAGGCTCATGTGCATGCGGTGGAAGACCGTATCCACCCGCCGGGCCGCGTCTGTATCCAGCACATACTGTCCGGCGCAGAGCGGCACGAAGCGGAAGCCGTGGCGCAGGTCGGCCAGTTCGAAGACGAAAGCCGTGCCGAAGGTCCCCAGCTCCGCATAGATGGTGTGCATGGCGTTGTAGAAATTGCAGCGCTGCAGCACCACGCGCATGCGGGCTTCCACCTCATCCAGATAGCGCTGGCCCGCGTGGCTGCGTGAAAGGTCGGGGTCGTCCAGGGCCAGCCGGAACCAGGGCCGGGCAGGGCTGGTCATGCCGCCCTGTAGGCCGGCGGCCAGGGTCCGCATGGCCAGGATGCCCGTGGCGTCCACCAGTGAGCGGTTGAGCAGGGGGCGGTCGTCCAGGCTGTCGTCGGTACGGAAACGGGTGGGCAAAAAGTGCTCGGCCAGGCTCTCCCAGGCCGTGT